GGCCTCGGGCGAGGTGCCACGATGCTTCGCGACGGCGCCGACGAATTGCTCGTAGTAGTCGTCAATCATTTCCTGCATGCGCGCGGCGGCACCATTCGTCAGCCGCTCGTAGGAATTGACCTCCGCCTTGTGCTTGCCGGCGCGGGTGATTGTGACCTTGATGCCGGCTTCGTCAAGTGCTTCGCTGTACTCGGCGTGCACGTGCAGGACGCCGATCGAGCCGATAAGGCCGGACGGCGTGACGACCACTTCGTCGGCGGCGCTGGCGATGTAGTAGGCAGCGCTCGCCATCAGGCTGTTGGCGACTGCAATGACCTTCTTCTTGCCGCGCGCGTCGTAGATTTTCGCGGCGAGTTCGGGGATGCCGCTTACCTCACCGCCGGGCGAGTCCACGTCGAACACAATCGTGCCGATGTCGGCCGAGTCCATGGCCTTGTCGAACTGCGCGCCCAGCTTCTCGGCGGACACACCACCGGACCATTCCGACATGAGCCCGGCGCGTTGCGTGATTGTGCCAACGATCGGGAGCACCAGGACGCCGCCGCGCTGTTCGTCCATTGCGCCGTTGCGACGCGAGCCGATGGCCGCACGGACCTCGCGCTTCGTCATCGTTCCGCCATTGGCGCGCATCTCGATCACGGCGCAGATGGCGTCGAGCTTCTCGGGCAGGATCGCCCAGACAGAGCTGCAGAACGCGTCCAGGACGCGCTTTGAACGGGGCGTCATGGGTGCCTCCCGTTGGTCGATGCGAGCTGTGCGATGCGGTTGGCGGCGGGCGGCTTGCCGGTCGGTGTGTCGTCATCGTCGTCGTCGGCCGAATCGGACCCGCCGGCACGAGAGACATCCGTCGAGAGCACGAGGCCGAGCTGTGCCGCGAGTTGTTCCTCGGCCACGAGGTCGCTGAAAACTTCCTCGAGGTCGCGGCCACGTTCGGCGGCGATGCGTGTCCGGCTGTTCACTCCGAGGCGCACTTCCATCGCGGCGGCGGTCGCATCCTTGACGGGATCGACCCACGGCCAGCCGCGGGGCTGCCACCGGTGCCGGTGCCAGCGGGTCACGTTCCGTTCGGGCAGATCGAGCGCGCCCGTGGTAAGCGACCAGCGGAGCCATTCGCGATAGACGCGGCGGCAGAAGTGCCGGATGATCCAGTTCTGGAGCTTGCGCCACGCGTCGCGTTCGTTCAGCAGGCCAGCGCGAATGCTGCTGAAGTTCACGCCCTCGAGGTCGTTGGCGAGGCTCGTGTACGCGACGTTCAGGCCGTTCGCGATGCCGCGCACCATCGCCTTGTGAAAGTCGGGGAACGCGGTCGTCGGATGCTGCGGATCCCACTCCTTGAAGCCCCAGCCGATCGGCAACCGGTCAAAGACGCCCGGCTCGATCTCGAAGCTGAACTGCTGCGCGACGGCGGGTGAGTTCGGGTCTGCCGGGTTCGTGCCCTCGGGCGTCGACGTGAACCAGCCGCCCTTCGCCGCAGCAACGCGGGACGCGACAAGCTCGGCCTCCTCGTAGCCGGACAGCATTTGTAGCTTCTGGAGCGCCGGGTGCATCCACGGCACGCCGCGCGTCTGGGCGATGCGATTCTGGCGGTACAGGTGGATGACCTGTTCGGCCGGTAGCGCGCGGAGCTGCCGACCGCGGCCGGAGTATTCGGTCGGGTGGCTGTCCCAGACGTGATAGCGCAGTGGCCGGCCGGCCGGGTTGACCTCGACGCCCATGCGGATCTGCGCGCGGCCCGTGCCGGCCTCGCGGTTGTGTTCGGCTTCCAACTGGTCGGGGTCGAGAAGGTGCAGCGCGAAACCGAACCGGTTGCCTTCCCACGGCAGCATCTGGCACAGAAACTCGCCGTCTTTCGGCACGCCCTGCGCGATGTGGCTGAGGACGTCGACGAACCCGTTGCGGCCGTCGAGTGTGCAGTTCTCGGGCTCGCACCACTCGGCCCACGCGTCCTCGATCCGGTGGTTGATCCCGATGTCCATCAGGCCGTTCGGCCGCCTGACCGTCGCCTGCAACCGGATGCCCTCGTGACCGATCGCCTGCTCATCGACCAGGTTCACGTAGCGGGACGCGAGGTCGTTGTTGCGCACCAGCTCCCGCGAGTTCGCGCGCAGCGTCCGGAGGTCGTAGCGGACTTCCTGATCTGCGCTGCGGATCGACGCGAGCGCCCAGTCCATCGGGAACCGGCCATGACCGGCACCCTCGAAACTGGAGCCGCCCGTCGATGCGCTGGGGCGAACGTCTCGCGCGGCGGCGAACGGGTTACGCATTCGGACCCGCCTTGCCCACGCCTTCTGGGCCCTCGATCAACACGGCGAGCACGTGCCGCCACCCCGGAACCGAGAGCAACAGCAGGCCACCGGACAGCCGCCAGACAACGGGAGAGGTCAGGGCGACGACGAACCACGTGACGAGGGCCCAGCCGGCGAGGAACGCAGCGAACGAATACCATTCCGCAAGGAATCGGCGACCGGCTTGCACAGCGAGCCGCCAGCGCACCGGGCGAATCAGGCCGACCACGCGGGCCGACTGTTCGCGTGCCGGGCTACCCAACGGCCCTCACGGACACGAAGAGCGATCCGCCGCGTTCGACACGCAACTCGTCGCGCAATGTGTTCAGTCGCCCCCGGACCTCCGACAGCTCGGCCAGCGTTTCGGAACGGTCGCCCTGCGTCCACGACGCAACAGCGACTAGCTCGCCCAGTTCGAGTTCGCGGGCTTCCAGCAGGGCAATCATTTGTTCGGTGTGGCTGTCCGGCTCAAGGGCCGGATCCGGCAGGACGTGGACGGGGCCGTCGTGAATCGTGTAGGTGTCGGTGCCGTCAGTGACGCGGCCGACCAACCGGTACGCGCCGGCCTGCCAGTTCTCCGTGGTCGAGCCCGGCACGCGGATCTGGTGCGTGTCGCCGTCTGCGGTGGTGGTGACGTAGACCTTCATGGAGCCGCGGAGCACGTACTTCAGCGTCCACGTACTTGCGGGGTAGTCGGCGAGCGCACGATCCCAGGCGAGGCTGTCGCCCGCCTGAATCTGGGTCGGCTCGGTGGTCGAAACCGGTACCGGCACGAGAAAGCGCCCCCGTTCCCCCGACATTGTCGGGACAGCGAGAGCGCCGGCCGTGGGACTCCACGCGCGCAGTAGCGGCTCGGTCCGCTAGATCATGTGGATAAATCCTAACGCCACCACTACAGGCTGCGCAAGGACCGTCACAGGACGATCTTACGCTCGATGGCGACCACGACCCTCGGCGCCGACGTACCGGCCGGACTGGTGGCGACGGAGACTTTCGCGGTCAGGCCAGCCTCGGCGGCTCGGCACAGCGCAGCATTCAGGTCGTTCTGCGCGGACCGGATGGCAGCGGCCAGATCATGATCCGTCGTTGCGGGTGCATCCTGCGTTGCGATCATGCCGTACTCCAGTCAGAGTAGTCGCCGAGCGAACGTGTCGAGCCGTGGAGCCCGGACCGCACCACGCCTGGCCCGTGCGAACGCGCCGGCCGTGATTACGAACGGGGTGCCGCATCGCGTTGTACCATGGATACGCTGGCCGCACACGACGGATTCAACGAGCGTGTCCGGCGGCAGTTGCCGAAAGATCGACTGCATGGGCGGTGTGGTTGTCACCTCCGCCGGGCGCCGGCAGCTCGGACAACTCGCGTCGACCTTCAGCCATTGCGTCACCTGCCCCCCTTTTTCCAGCTGTGGACCCAGTTTGACCGGCGAGCGGGGGGACCGGCAGTCGGTTCGTCGGGCACGGCCGGCGGCGCCGTGGCGGGTGGCTCCGGCGGCTCGGACCATTCACGGGCCCGCGCTTCCAGCGATCCGACGACCGCCGGGCCGTGGGTGTGCAGCGTCGCCAGCCCGATCACGTACAGGTCGATCGATTCGTTGCGCTTGCGGATCTGCTTGTAGCGCTGAACGAGCCGGCCGTTGATCCGGCGCTCTTCCTTCACCTCGGCACCGAACTGCGCGGTGAACTCCGCGTCGCCACCTCCGGGGAACGGCTGCGGGAAGTGGATGAATCCCGGGCCCGGTGCGGACAGGCCGAGCCGGATATACATCACGTCCTTGAACGCAACCGTAGCGATGGTCCACGGTCGGCAGCCGTACTTGTTCGGGC